GTTTAACTATAGTGTTAATAATTATTGCAGGTGTTTCAATAGTGGTTGGATATGGTTTTGAAGTAGGTGCTATTTTTGCACGTGGAGAGATGTAGAACGTGCTTCGATAAGTGTGATATAATTATCAAGCAAAGAACTGATAGAAAAAAGGTTTAGTGAATGAAAAAGTTAACACACAAACAAGAAATGTTTTGTAAAGAATATGTTATAGACTTCAATGGAACCAATGCAGCGGTTAGAGCAGGGTATTCAAAAAAAGGTGCAGAAGTAACAGCCAGTTTAACATTAAGAAATATTAAGGTTTCAGAGAAAATTAAAGAACTGCTTCACAGTACTGAAAAAGAATATAAGGTGAGTAGAAAAAAAGTGCTTAAAGCAGTTGAAGACATAGCGTACGATGGTGAGCAAGAAGCCAATAGAAAAGGTGCTTTAGATATGTTAATGAGACATACTGGATTATATGAATTAGACAATGTTCCATCTGTAGTAGTGATTAATAATACAGATGGTGACAAGGCTAGATTCTAATGTCTTATGTTCTTGACCTTGGAGATGTGAGAAAGCATATAAAAAAATATAGTGTTTCTTTCGTTCCATTGTTTGAGAATAAACAACGTTATCAAATAGTTTGGGGTGGTGCTGGTAGTGGAAAGTCTCACATAGTAGCCAGAAAACTCCTACTTAGAATACTTGAAGAGGATGAAGTAAAGCATAATATTCTCATCATCCGAAAAGTCGCTGAAACTCTCAAACGTTCTGTATTTAAGTTAATGGTTGATTTGATTGAAAAATGGGGAATACGCTCAGAGTTTAAAATCAATAAGACCGATAAGATAATCACTCAGACTCATGGGAACTCTCAAATAATGTTTTCAGGACTTGACGATGTAGAGAAGATTAAATCTATTGAGGGAGTAACTTGCATTTGGATTGAAGAGGCAACAGAACTACTACAAGAAGATTTTGAGCAATTAGACCTTAGGCTTAGAGGGGATTTTGGAACATATAAACAAATAATTTTAACCCTTAATCCTATAAGTGCAGAACACTGGATCAAAAAGATATTCTTTGATAACCCTATGCCTAATGTTTTCACTATTAAAACTACATACTTGGATAATGTTTTTATAGATAATGAGTATAAAGAAGTGCTGGAGTCAAAAAAGCTTACTAATCCTAGATATTATAAAATTTATTGCTTGGGAGAGTGGGGGACGGCAGAAGGGTTAATCTTTCAGAATGTAACCACTCGTATCATTAGAGAGGAGGAGGTTAAGGGGTTGGAGTGCCTACAGGCTGGTGACTTTGGGTACACTAATGACCCAACGGCTTTTAACATTACATACATAGACAGAAAAAAGATGAAGCTATTTGTTTATGATGGGTTCTATGAAAAAGGGTTGGGTAATGGAGACATAGCCAACAAGGTTAAAGAAATGAAAGCACATAGACATTTATCTACATGGGATAGCAGTGAACCCAAGTCAATAGCAAGTTTAAAGGCGAAAGGGGTTAATGCAAGAGGTGCAAAAAAAGGAAGAGACAGCATTAACGCTGGTATAGACTTTTTACTTGACTATGAAATTATAATTAATGCCCACTTGACTGACTTTTATAAAGAAGCCCTCAACTACTCTTGGAAGATAGATAGAAATAATCACATGACAAATAAGCCCATTGATGAATGGAATCATTTTTTTGACTCATTACGCTATGCAACTGAACATCTACAAACAAGAAGAGGGAAAATAAAAGGGATTACAAAACCTTTAGGTATTTAGATATAATAATCAAAAAAAGGACTTCATCCTATGACAATCTTTGATTACCTAAAGACGCCTAAATACTTAAACTTCCAACGTAATGAAGCCATTTTCAAAGAAGAAAGTGCAGGAGTATTTTACCAAAATGTAAACTCTCGTATCAAACTAGAATTGATGGGAGCCGGTGCCATAGTAAGTGGTAACTCTGTTATGGCTGGTTTTAGTGGTAAACTACCTAATTACAGCCCCATATCACAGCTTATCGTACCATCTACACTATTATCTTCCATTACTTCTGCTTACATCTCATACGCTACTGCTGGAGAGATCACTTTTGCAGGTGAAGAGAATACATATCTCAAAAAGAAGATCAAAGAATCTATCGGTATTCAATCAGTCGGGGGTTCTGCACTATTAAAACGTGTTGATGAAGATGAAACATATATAAACATTTACACCCCACTGTCTTATTTTACAGAATATGATGAATTTATCCATGATAAAGTACTATCTCATACAATATTTAATAAAGTGGATGAGGATGATAATAAAGTCACATATATGCTTGAAGTTCACAACGTGGATACGAATATTATTATCTATCGTAAAATTGTAAAAGATAAAAAAGAAGGTCATATCAAATATCTTGACACGGTTTTGGAAGGGTATCGCACTGCGGAAGATGAACTTGGAGTGTACTCTTTTGAAGTGGTAGCCACTAAGATAATTGAAGAGGTAATAAATACCGTGTTTGATGGTGGTAGTGACTATACAGATGACAATGTAGCGTTACTTAGAGAATTAGTGGTAACAAATACTATCAACTCCCAAACGTTTGATAAAATATCTAACCCACTTTTAGCATTACCAGAGGAGGCTCTTGAATATGATGAAAACGGGAATGCTAAGGTAAGTTTACAAGATAGGGTAATCATCATTAGAGACGGTGGTAACAAGCCTGAACAGGTGGTATTGGATTCTAAGATAGAACAGGCTCAAATACACAAAGAAAATATAGAACAAAACATCTTTTCATCTTTGGCAGTAAACAAAACAGCCTTAGGGTTGACAGATACTTCTCAGTTAAGTGGTGAAGCTTTAGCCAAAATGATGACTTCAACCGTTGCAAGAGTGATTGAAAAACGTGATGAAGTAGCAAGAGGATTTGAGGTTTTACTTGATATTGAGATTGTCTACTCTGAAGTGATAACACCTTCATTCAATGAATTAGTTACAGGTATAGATAAAGCCGTTACTGCTGGGATTATGAGCCAAGAAAAGGGTACTACTCTTGTAAGTGGAGAGGAAGACTGGAAGAAAGTGCAGGAAGAAAAAGAAGCTGAACAAAATAACTTTGGTGGCTTAGTGAGTGAAGAGGAGTAACACTTGACATGGGAATCAGAGCATAAGAAATACAGTAAAAAAGTAGATGCACAAGCACTAAGCCTTGACCAGATTATGCGAAAATATAAGCCTGATTTTGAAAAGGTAGTTAAAACTGTTTACAGTAAATGGTCTGATGACGATGGCATAATGAAACCTGAATATTTATATGAGAAACTTACGATAAAAGAGAGAACACTTTTTAGATCACAGATTACAAGGTGGATGGGTGATCCTATATTGTCTCAAAATAAACAGTTTATGTTGGAGTTAAAGAATACACTTGGAATGCCAAGGCTCACCCGTGCTAAATTTATGGAGCTTGGATTTGAGAGGGTAGCAACCATTATAAAACAAGAACAGCATGGGAAAATAATATCTCTTTTATATAACAACTTCTTAGATGCATCAAGAACAGTATCACGACTACTAAATGAATCATTTACCGTTGCAGGTGATGACATAATATATAATTCAATCAACAAGAAATGGCATGGTTCAGATTTGTATTCACGGATTTATCATAGTGCCATGGATTTAGCTGCACGATGGTACAAGATGATAACTAACTCACTGGGTAAACTGGGTAAAACATTTAGAGGGTTAAGCCCTATGATAAAGCATTACTTTTCTAAAGGTGATGCAAGAGCTAAAACCATAATGAGGACAGAAGCCACCCGCGTAAATACAGAAGGTAAAATGGATGCATTTAAAAAGTTAAATATTAGATACTTTCAATTTATAGGTGTTGTTGACTCACGAATAACTGATGTTTGTCTCCGTCTTGATCTCACAATTACTAAAGTAGACGAGGGCATTATAGGTGAAAATTTGCCTCCCATGCATTACAATTGCTTAACGGGGGACACCCTTATATCTACCAGTCACAGGGTCACGAGCTTGTTTCGTAGGGTATTTAAAGGCGATATCCATACAATCACTACTAAAAGCGGTAGAGTAATCAAGACCACCCCAAACCACCCTATGTTGACAGAGTTTGGGTTTAAGAGCTCTGACACTATCAATGTAGGTGACAATCTCATTCTTAATAAAATCTCCAAAGGGTATGTTTTTACCGAGGTACAAGATAAGAATGGAGTAGCCACTATCAGAGATGTGTTTGAATCTCTTGTTGGCGATAGCTCTATGCCTACCATATCTATGCCATTGACCCCCGAAAACTTCCACGGCGATGTTTCCATTGACGACAAAGTCGATATTATAAACATCAGTAGCGAACTGTGGGACAATATCACAACCAAGTTCTCTAATAAAGTCAAAAACGTTGGACTCAAGGGAGCTACCAACGACAGCGTTTTTCATTCTTGTTTTAGCTCTTTTAATTTGTTCCCCAAGTGCAGGCTTTCTACCCAAGGCAAAAGCATGACACGCAGCAACTTGTTGTTCTCTACTTTGGGAGCTCATGATAGACCACTTAATAGTTTCTTGCTCAGATTGCGTTCTGATTCGCACCCCTTGCCTTTTAAATTCAGAGGTAAGCTTACTTATCCCTATCTCAAGCCTATCAGACACCCCTTTGAGCCCAACCCCGTACTCATAAAGAGCAATGGCACATTTAAGAGTGAAAACATCGTACTCCCAATGAATCTTAGGAGAGAATACCACCAGCCCCCTCTTTTTAATGAGTCTCTTGAGGTGGGAGGTGCTTATTCCAAATTGGCGATGGATATCCTTAACGGGCATACGCTTGATAGTATTGAGCTGGACGAAATAGTTTATATCAGTATTGCTAAAAATGTTATTACTCATGTATATAACCTCGAAAATGAATTAGGGTACTATACCGCAAACAACCTTATAACACATAATTGCAGAAGTACAATTAAACCTTATGAGGTTGATGATCGGTCTAAATAGCTCTGGCATTCATAGCCTCATCCTTTAAAACATAAAGCTCTTCTAACTTACGTTCTGCTCTGGTAAACGAAAACTTAGAAGCGTTGTTCAATGCTACGAGTATCCAAACTATCAACCAAAGCCCACCGGTGATAATAGTTAGTAGCAGATGTAAGATGTGATTGGTTTTATTC